GTGGACAGAACAGAGACAGCAAAGAAGTTCTTTATGCGAAAGGTTGGAGACCCTTGGGGTAAGTCAGTTGCTTCGATGGATGAGGATTTCTACAACGAAAAGAAGAAACACTTCGACACCTTTGGATTTACTGTTTCAGAGGCAAACCTTAGTACACTCCCTGACGATGCCCCTGCAGGAGCAAAAGCTCTGGCCCAGTGGTTGACACTTGAAGGACGCAGAAGCTCACTGGTTGAGTGGCTAGGTCAGTGTGGTGATGATTCACGTATTCATGGTAACATAAACAACATTGGTGCATGGACTGGTAGGTGTTCACACTCTGATCCTAACACAGCTAACATCTCTGCTCCCTTTCATGGTGACGCAAAGACACCAGTTGAAGAAGTAAAGAAGCAGTATGACCAACACCTCAGAGCCTGTTGGACTGTACCCTCTGGCTCTTGGCTAGTAGGTACAGACGCAGATGGTATTCAGTTACGAGTACTAGCTGACTACCTCTGGCGTATGTATGGTGAGGATCAGTATGCTCAGGCTATCATGCAGGGTAAGAAGGAAGATGAGACAGACATTCACAACGTAAACAAGAATGCTCTGGATGTACCAAATGGTACGAGAGATATGGCAAAGACTTTTATTTATGCTTGGCTTCTGGGTGCAGGGATAGCAAAGACTGGGCAGATCCTGAAGGTCAGCATGAAGGAAGCACAGGACGCACGTATTCGTTTTGAACAAAGTATTGGAGGACTTTATGATCTGAAGAACAAATACATAAAACAAGTTGGAGAGAATGGTTGGTTCAAGGGTTACGATGGGCGTAAGGTAAAAGTACCTAGCACCCACAAAGCCTTGGCAGGTATCCTACAGAATGGTGAGGCTTGCCTGATGAAGTACACCCTCCTACGTTGGCACGACATAGCACGTAAGGAAGGGATCAACTTCAAGATGGTAGGGTTTATTCATGATGAGTACCAAGTAGAAGTAGTAGGCACAAAGAAAGAGGCTGAAAGACTTGGACAGATACAGGCACAAGCCATGCTTGACGTAGGTCAGGAGCTAGGGTTTAAGATTCCTACACCTGGCTCATACGACATAGGAAAAAATTGGGCTGAGACCCATTGACATATTGGGTTATAGACCCTAAGTATAACTTAGTTAAATAAAAGGAGGGCATTATGCCATCAACACAAATAGATGTTAAAGGAAAAATTTCTTGGGCTAAAGTATTTGAGTCCAATCGTGATCGTGCAGATTTTCACCAGTCAACAGATGGTGCTTACAAAGTCACAGTCACTACAGACAAAGCCACTGCAAAGACCCTAGAGAAAGAGGGCTGCAGAAAAAAGATAAAGGAAGTCGATGATGGATTTGAGGTGACATTTGATAGACCTCATGTTGGTAATCACGACTGGCAGGGAGGTGCTCCTATTGTAGCTGATATAACTGGTAAGGCTTGGGACTTAGATGAAAAAGGTCTTATTGGGAATGGCAGTGAAGGGATTGTTAAAGTTGAAATCTATCCTACCCAAATGGGCAAGGGTACACGACTTCTAGGATTGCAAGTCCTAGAGCATGTGGTCTATGAATCAGAGGGTGGTTCCTCCCAACCACGTTCAATGTTCACAGATCACTCTAAGAGTTCTGGTGGTTCTAAGTCTTCCACTTCCTCCCAAGAACCACAGGACTCAATCCCCTTCTAGGTTTTTCCTGTTCCTTTCCCCTAGAAGAATACGCCCTCACCTTTTTCTTTCATTTTTGGGTGGGGGCGTATACACATAAGGATATACAATGAAAAAGATAGACACACTCATCAAGGATATGGAAGACACAATACTGGGACTCAATGGATGGGACCACTTACTCAGCCTAAAGATGGGTGATCGTATTGGTAAAGCAGCGACTTCAAGATTCAAAGCACCACAGAAACCACGAGGTTATCTGTCGTTCTCTTCTATTGGTAGTCCCTGCAAAAGAAAACTTTGGTACAAGATAAACGAGCCTGGTATTGCTAGGCCACTGTCACCTGCAGACTTACTTAAGTTTTTCTATGGTGACATGATTGAAGAATTAATTCTGACTATTGCTGAATCATCTGGTCACACAGTGACAGGTCAGCAGGATCGAATGAGGATCAATGACCTAGCAGGACACAGGGATGCAGTGATTGATGGTATGACTATTGATGTTAAGTCTGCCTCTCCCTACTCCTTCAAGAAGTTTGTTGAGGGTAACTTACGAGAGGACGATCCCTTTGGATACATCAGTCAGCTAAGTTCCTATGTGTACGCAGCCAAGGATGATCCACTAGTCACAAACAAAACGCATGGTGCATTCCTTGTTGTTGATAAAGTAAATGGATCACTGTGTCTGGATGTCTACGACTTTACGCCTGAGCTAGAGCAGAAGGAAAAGGAAGTAGATCAGGTAAAGGATATGGTAAAGGGTGAGATACCTGACAGAGGTTTCGATCCAGTACCACAGTCAAAGACTAGCCCTAACACAAAGCTTCATCCCTCCTGTGGGTTCTGTGAGTTCAATAAGAAGTGTTGGCCTGAGGCCAGGAGATTTGTTTACAAGACAGGAGATGTTCTACTGGTTGATGTAGTGACTACACCAAACGTACCAGAAGATCTAACTTACAATGAACAAGAAAAAATTTAGGGCAGCAGCAATAAAGGCAGGGTATCGTTCTGGCTTTGAGGATGATGTAGCAAAAGAGCTACGCTCCAAAGGTATTGAGTTCACCTACGAAAAAGAAAAGATCAAGTGGGTTGACTTAAAAGTAAGAACGTATACACCTGACTTTGTTTTGTCGAATGGTATCATTATAGAAACCAAGGGACGATTTGTAGCAAACGATAGACGTAAGCACAAAGAGATTGCAAAACAATTTCCTGACTTAGATATTAGATTTGTTTTTCAAAACAGTAGAGCAAAGCTATACAAGGGTGCTAAGTCTTCCTATGCAGACTGGTGTAAAAAGTATGGCTTTCAGTATGCAGAGAAAACAATTCCTGATGATTGGCTAAAAGAATAGATTGACCTGTAAGGGTTCTTCTATATAACTTGGAGGTTCCTGTGTTGTTCGAGGTTACGATGTTATTAGAGTTAGATCCTGAGGCAAACTTCATTGCTTCAGATAGTACAAAGACAAGTCTTGAAGAAATAATTCAAGACATTATATATGATGTAGACGATGTTAAAATTTTAGAAATAGATGCAAAGGAGAAATAATGCTGACAGGAAAAGACTTAGAAGACATGGGATATTTTGAAGCCTTTCAACAGGCAAAGGATATTGATCTTAATGACTACGCAGAGTGGGTAGAAGATAAGATGCTGACAACTGGGGATAAAAGATTCCTGGAGAATACGATGGGCTTGATAGGAGAAACAGGAGAGTTCTTTGAAAAGCTAAAGAAACATAAGAGGGATGATACACCCTTAGACAAAAAGGGTATCACACTGGAAGCAGGGGATATGTTCTTTTACTTTATCGCTATACTAAATCTTTTAGATATAAAACTTAGTGATGTTGTAAAAGAAAATATGAAGAAGCTAGACAGTAGACAGAAACGTGGAACACTAAAAGGATCAGGAGACTATAGATGAATATACCAAACATAGAACAGGACTATGGACCAACACTACCAATATCAGAAGAAATACATTCCATGAAATATCGTGGTAAGGGAGAATCATTTAAGGAAGCAATGACGAGGGTTGCTGAAGCACTCAAGGATAATGAGGCACACTTCAATAACTTTAGAACTATTTTATACAATCAAAGATTCTTACCTGCAGGGAGAGTGCAGTCTGCTATGGGAGCACCAAGACGTGTGACACCCTACAACTGTTTTGTTTCCACTACTATTGAAGACAGCATGGATGGCATCATGGATGCTGCTAAACGTGCAGCAGAAACAATGAGACTAGGTGGTGGGATTGGTTATGACTTCTCTACCCTACGTCCTCATGGCGCACTGATACGTTCCCTGGATAGTAGATCTAGTGGACCTCTCTCGTTCATGGGAATCTTTGACGCTATCTGTAATACCATTTCATCAGCAGGTCATCGACGTGGCGCACAGATGGGTGTGTTACGTGTAGACCATCCTGACATTGAAGAATTTATTACAGCAAAGAACAACAGCGATAAGCTTACACAGTTTAATATTTCTGTGGGTGTAACTGATGAGTTCATGCAAGCAGTCAAGGAAGACAAAGACTTTGACCTAAAGTTTGAGGGTAGAGTTTATAAAACTGTAAGTGCTACTGCGCTCTGGGATCAGATCCTACGTAGTACCTGGGACTGGGCAGAGCCTGGTATCCTCTTCATTGATCGTATCAATAAGAAGAATAACCTACAGTACTGTGAAAAGATTGCAGCCACAAATCCCTGTGGTGAGCAACCACTTCCTCCTAATGGTGCATGTCTTCTAGGTTCTTTTAACCTGACTAAGTATGTCATTGAGCATGATGGTAAGTTTGTTTTTAACATGAACCAACTTCGCAATGATATACCTCATGTTGTCAGAGCAATGGACAACGTAGTAGACAGAGCAACCTACCCACTGAGGGAGCAGGAACTAGAAGCTAAAAGTAAAAGACGTATGGGGCTAGGTGTTACTGGTGTAGCCAATGCTATTGAAGCACTAGGATTTGAGTATGGTAGTGAACGTTTCATACAGACTCTTGAAGAAATAATGGGAGTGATAAGAGATGTTGCGTACACTACGTCTGTTGAGTTGGCTATTGAGAAGGGTCCATTTCCTTTATTTGATAAAGCTTTTCTTGACTCTGATTTTGCTCAGTCTCTACCTCCTCATATTTTTACTCTCATTTGGGAGCGTGGTATTCGTAACAGTCATCTTCTTTCTGTTGCACCAACAGGAACTATCAGTCTCTCAGCAGACAACATCTCTTCAGGCATTGAGCCAGTCTTTTCCCATTACTACGACAGAACTATCCAAACCTTCGATGGACCCAAGGTTGAACGAGTAGAGGACTATGGCTTCAGAGTGTTTGGTGTGAAGGGTAAGACAGCAGATGAACTGTCTGTATTTGATCATGTCAAAGTATTGAATGCTGCCTCCAGGTTTGTTGACTCTGCCTGTTCAAAGACGTGTAACGTTGGAGAAGATATAACCTGGGAAGACTTCAAGAAAGTTTACATGGATGCCTATGATGGTGGAGCCTCTGGCTGTACAACATTCAGAGCAGCAGGTAAACGCTATGGTATTCTCAACGCTTCTACCTCTGAGGAAGTAGCCCAGGAGGATGACATTGAAGAAACTCAGGACTTTGTAGATGAAGGGGGAGCCTGTTACTATGATCCTGCAACAGGGCTTCGTAAGTGTGAGTAACATGATCGCTTGGTTTAAAAAGAAGTACGTCAGCAGAGACAAAAGCAAACACAGACTTTATACAATTCTGTATGAAGACTTGTGTATGTAACATGAGTATTCCTCATGTAAGAAGAAGGATTGCTCCTAGATTTGGGAGCACTCCATCACCCTGCATCAAGGTTTGTGAGATAGATGATGAAGGCTTTTGCAAAGGATGTAAAAGAACTATTGACGAGATTAGAAATTGGATGATAATGTCTGACTACGAGCAGACTATGTTACTCGCAGAACTACAGTGGAGAAAAGATCGTTATGGCTAAGGTACAGATTGTTGGAGCATCAGCAAACTCACATCAACCCATGAAAAAGAAAACCTCTCAATCAAAGAGGATCGCTTCAGTTAAATTTGGTTCTATGAATAAACATAAACGCAGGGCAACAAAACCATACAGAGGGCAAGGTAAGTGACATCTGAACTTAAGAAAAGAAATATGGCTCAAGGCGATAAAGCAGAGCAAGAGTTTATTAGACTACGAGGTGATAACTTTATTCGTAAGGCGACCTTCGATGAAGACGTTAACGAACACTGGGATGTTCTAGACAAAGAGTTTGGTAAGGTAGATGTGAAGTCTGGTAAACGCAGATCTCACAAGGGGCCAGTGGACTACACAATATGGTGGGAGTTACGTACAGTTAAACGTCCACCTGATAATAAGCCAAAGGAAGGGTGGGGCGTACCCAATGGGATCGAAAGACTGATAGCTGTTAGATCTGAGGATTCCTTTTATCTCATAGATCCTGAAGATATTATTGAAGATCTACGAGCTAGGTGTTCCTACAAAAACAAGGGTGACTTTTGTCTTTACTCTCGCCCAGGCAGAGAAGATCTAATTACTATTCTTCCCCTGGACTACGTAAAAGAATATGCAAAGCATGTGGTGAAAGTATGAGTGCTAAGAGTAAGCAAGTGGGTGGCACACACTACCAGAACCTAGCAATAGAACCTATCGACTTTATCATGGCTAATGAGTTAGACTTCTGTGAAGGTTCTGTTATCAAGTATGTTTCTCGTTGGAGAAATAAAAATGGTGTCCAGGATCTATACAAGGCAAAGCACATGATAGAGTTCCTGATAGAACAGGCAGAAGAAGAGAATGAGTAAGACCACAAAAAAGAAAACCCTTGAGCAGGAAGCCCAAGAGTTTGTTCAACAAGAGATTCCTAGTGATGATATATCAACTAGGGATTACTTCGCAGGTGCAGCACTGTCAGGTCTACTGGCAGCATCTGGGAAGTACCTACGATCAGACGAGATCATTAATCAAGCATTCTGTTATTCCTGTCTGATGCTTGATCATAAAAAGAATAAAGATAAATCGTCTTAAACTAAACCCCCAGGAATTAACTGGGGGTTTTTTCTATTGGCCTGGTGCTGCGTTGATAGAATCAACCACATGGAGCAAGGCTTGTCTCCTATTTAATTCATCCAAGACATCCTCAGACTTGGCAAGAAACTCTTTACTAGTCTTTGAAGACCCCTTTGATAGTTGTGCAGCAGCCTCATCAAAAATATCTGCTCCAAGTTCTTCTCTTTTTATTGCGTAGTTATTTCTTATGTAGCCTCGAACCATGTGCTTTGTTGAATCACTACCCTTTAAATCATCTATCCTTGCCTGGACATTTGATTTACTTATTTTTATTTTTTCATCTACAAATTCTTTTAAGAATTGAGCCTTCAAGTTTACATCATCTAACTCGTTATACGTCCTACCCTTACCTAACTTACCAAGCTTTGTATTCTCTGCCCAGTACTCATACTCTTGAGGAAGTGTCTGAGATAATTCATATCTTAACTGGTAGTCGATTGACGCATTCTTTTCCCCATACGTTCTATAAAAATCATAGGGATCAATAGAAAGACGATTCATCTCCCTCTCAATCTCTGTCATGGGTGCGTTTTGTGCTACACCACTGATCTGTTTTAACAAAGGATTTATTTTTCCTATAGGTTGTGGGTTGAAGGGTGAATAATAGTTTATGTCTGTCTTACCATTAAAGCTCTGTGTATACTGAATCGCTTCTGAATCCATCAGAAACCTGGTTGCCTGTCCAACTATTGTTTGAAGGGTAGACTTCTCTCCATACAGACTCACATCGTCTGAATCTGCACCAACACTTTCACCCTCAACATTTCTAATAAATGGAGTACCTGCCTTGTCATAATTAATTTGACCAAGAACATCTTTACCTATGATACCAGGGTACGTAAACGTTGCAGCAACATTGCCTATAGATTTTTGAAATTCTTCTGTAAACTCACGATTGTAAATACTCTTCCCTAATTCCTCAACCAGTGTGAAGTCTGCACTAAAATCTGAGACACCACCAAGAACTGTACCTAACTCTCTTGCTTTAGGTAAAGGCTTACCTGTTGCAAGTCTGTAAATTATATCTCCAAGGTACATGTGCATAATAACAAATCCAACGTTAGGGGCTATGTCAGCCTCAGCACCTA